GCGTTGTCCAGAAGGAGATCGAGAACGGCACCCGCCGTACCGGCCTGTACGCCGTTAAGGATGATCCCGAGGCTATCGGCTGGGCTCGTGTAGAGGGTAACGAGAATATCGGTTCGTGCGCCTTGTGCGCCATGCTGATCTCCCGTGGCCCGGTATACAAGACCGCAGAGACTGCGGGTGTTATCGCCGGAATGATGACCGAGTGGCACCCTAACTGCGATTGCAAGGTAGTGCCTGTATTCAAGCGCGGGTCTAAGGACTGGCCTGGATACGAGCAGTACCGCAAGCTCGAAAAGCTTTGGGCTGACGTTACCCGTGGCTACAAGACCGGTAAGACCGCAGGTCCCGGCTCTGTTACGGATGCGCTTAACGCATTCCGTCGCCACCTTCACGACGAGCCCTTCATCTCTGACGCACAGCGTCGGTCCGCTTAATCATTTTCGTGCTCCTGGAGAGCACGTCTTTCATGCCCTGGAGGCAATTACTATGTCTGACACCCCTAACCCTACCGAACTTCCGGAGTGGGCTCGTAAGGAGCTTACCGAGGTTCGTACCGAGGCAGCTACACGTCGTACTCAGCTACGGGACGTGGAGACCAAGCTTACGGAGATCACGGGACAGGTTCAGGCGCTTTCCACTCAGAAGACCGAGGCAGAGACTCGTGCCGCTACGGCCGAGGCCAACCTTCTGAAGCTCAACGTCGCAATTCAGGCGGGTATCCCGGGTGGAGATATCGCCGACTTTGTCGACCTTCTACAGGGTTCCACCGAGGAAGAGCTTAAGGCTAGCGCTCAGAAGGCGCTTAAGTTCTACAACCCTCAGTCGGGCGCTCAGCCCGCATACGACCCGTCTCAGGGTCGTGGTGGGAATCCTTCGAATGTTCCCGACACTGCCGAAGCGCAGTTCCTCCAGTGGTTTGCCAACATTCAGGGCACCCCACTTAACTAATCATAAAGGTTAAGACAAACTTATAATGGCAGCTAAGAACGTAGTTCCCCAGATTGGTCCGGGTGTTCAGGGTCGACTATCCCTGATGCCGTCGGACCTGCTACCGCAGACGCTGGTAGCGGACATTTTCGCTAAGACCGAGACCGAGTCCCTGCTTCTGACCCTGGGTCAGCGCATCAACGTGGGAATGAACGAGACCCTTATTCAGGGTGGAGACCTTCAGTTCCCAGAGGCCGGTCAGGTCGGCGGAACCACGCTAGAGTCGCGTGAAGGTGAGAAGAAGCCTGTTGCTGGTATCGGATACGGTGCCGGGCGCAGCTTCCAGCCTATCAAGCTGGCCGTGATCGTTACGGCTTCGAGCGAGTACGTGAAGGAAGACCCTAAGGGAATGTGGCGTGCGCTAAGCACGAAGCTTCCTCGGTCGCTGGCACGTGCAGCGGACCTGGCCGTGTTCCACGGTCGCGACGCACTGCGTGGTACCGCTCTAGTCGGTATCGAGAACAACGGCTATATCAACAAGACCACGAACCGTGTCGAGCTTAACCCCTCGCAGCCGCGGATCGTTAACGGCACCACGGGTGAGGTTACCCAGGGCGACGTTGTCGACCAGATCCTTGCCGGTGTGGCGCTCGTCGACAACGACGACTCGCCTTACACGGTGACCAACTTCGCCGCTATGCCTTCGCTAGCGACGGAGCTTGCTTACCTGCGTACGGCCGACGCTACGGGTGCTCCGGTTTACCAGCCGGGCGCTTCGCCGACCGACATCAACGCTAACGGCCGTGTCGCCACGATCGCTGGCGTTCCTACCACGTTCAACAAGATGGTTCGTGGAAAGGTTGCCAACTTCGCTGGCACGGACGTTCGTATGTTCGGTGGTGACTTCTCGCAGATCGGTTGGGGATTCGCCGACGGCATCAAGGTGAAGTACAGCGACCAGGCCAGCCTAGACAATGGCGCCGGTGGCGTTATCAACCTATGGCAGACCAACCAGATCGCCATCCTTTGCGAGGCGACCTTCGGGTGGTACGTGAACGACCTGGACGCCTTCGTGGCGTACGACAAGGCTGCGTGATCTTAGTGAAGCTCACCCGTTACGGAGTATCTATCACGGTCTCCGACGAGCGGGGCGAGGAGCTTCTTAGCAGTTCTCAGGGTTACCGGAAGGTGGAGGATAAGTCCTCCACCCCGGCCCCTAAGGACGAGAAGCCAGTAGCCCCTAAGCGTGTCCGTAAGGACTCCGAAGACAAGTAAGGACCGGCTATGGCGTACGCAACTGCGGATGATGTAGCTGAGCTACTAGGCCGTGAACTGACCGAAGCTGAAGCAGTAATTGTCGAGCGTCGGCTGGAGTACGTCGAAGACGTCATCCTGACTCGGATTCCGGATCTTGCAGCTAAGATTGCTGAGACCCCTCGGCTAGGTCGTCTACTCACGATGGTCGAAGTCGATGCGATTCTCCGACTCATCAAGAACCCCGAAGGCTATACCGCTGAGACCGACGGAAACTACTCGTACCAGATCGACGGTCGGGTAGCTAGCGGACGGATCTCCCTCCTCCCCGAGGAGTGGCAGCTCCTGGGCGTCCGTACGGCCATGTTCGTGCTCTCCCCGAAGGTTTCCCTCGGACGCACGGAAGAGGGCGCTGTAGACCCGTACAAGGGCAAGAGCGGGCCTGAGACGGCGCCGTTCGAGCAGGGCCTAGACCCGGCGGTCTGGGGATGAGTCGTCTCGACTCTTGGAACCACGTAGTTACGGTGTTCCCAGAAGAGGCGACCGTCAGCCGTGACGGGAACGTCCTGCTTAAGGCATCGACTATCGGTGTACCTAAGCGCGTTCTTATTCAGCCTCAGCCCCAGTCTGGAACTTCGGCACGTCGTGCCGAGCAGAACGGTGAGGGTTACGAGACCGAAGAGCTGTACCGAATGCGCTTCGCTCGTGGAGACGAGATGGAGCTAGGTCCGGCTTCCGAGATCGAGTGGAACGGTGACCGTTGGTACCTCACGGGTTACCCGCGACGGTTCAACTCCTCGCCACGAACCGCTCACCTCGATTACGTCATTAAGCGCACCTGATGGCACGGGTCAACATGGATAGCCGTAAGCGCGTTAACCACACCGTTTCGCACCTACCGGGTGTGGTCGGTTCGGTTAAGGCCGAGGCTCAGTCTATCGGCCGTAAGGCCGAGGTTCGACTAGCCGCTCACTTCTACGAGGGTGAATCGAGTATCTCGGTCACCTACGGAGATGTAGACGCTTTCGTCAACCTCGACGATCCGGATAACGCTATGGCAATCGAGTTCGGTCACTACATGACAACCTTCAAGGGACAGAAGACGCCACGCACCATTCGGGGTCTATACATCGTTACCGGCGCAGCCGGTCTGATCTAGGAGTAACCGTGGCAATCGTTCGTGATATGCCGCGTATTCAGGAAGTCCTACTTCCTTACCTCCGCGAGCAGATCCCTAATGTTCATTTCAGTACGTGGTACAACCCGGTCGATCAGCGTACGTTCCCGTTCGTGAATATCCGCCGCCTAGGCGGACTTCCTAAGGACGTTCGTCGACTGGACTTCCCGGTCATCGAAGTTACGGCCTTCTCCCGAGACGGTATTGAAGCAACCGAGGATCTTTACCTCGACGTTCGTACCGCTCTATGGGACATGGTCGATAAGCAGGTTGTTACGGAAGCAGGTTACCTGCATTCGTACTTCGAGACTATGGGTCCGACTCAGTTCGACTCCCCGTTCGAAAACTCCTGGCGTATCCAGGGTCTAATTCAGCTTGGCCTTCGGCCACCGCGAAACTAAAAGGATTATAAACTAGATGGCTCTTAACAACGATGCCGTCTTCACCGCTGCTAAGGGTTACGTATTCGTTGGGCCAGTAGGCACGACGAAGCCGACCCCGGCCGCGA